CTGCGGCTGCCGCGCCAGAGTCTCGCCGACGGACTCGCCGCCGATGACGACCCCGCCCACGGACAGGTCGCCCAGCACGCGCGCCGAGCCGTCCGCCAGGAATCCCGACATGAGGTTGCCGGAGGCGTCGTACAGCGCCAGCTCGTCGGCCTCGCCGATGCCGCCGCCGATGTTGACGGTTCGCACCGAGCCGCCCTCGCCGTCGTCGCGGTACCGGGCCAGGCGCTCAGTGTCCATCTCGACACGCTCCACGCCGTCAGCGGTGCGAACCACGGCACCCGTGATCGTCTTGCCGTCGATCGCGGTGGCGGACAGCTTGGCACCCGTGATGGTTCCGGCGTTGATGCGCGCGGCGTCGAGGTATCCGGCAGTGATCTTCGCGGCGTCGAGGTCGTTGATCTTGCCGTTCGTGACGGCCAGGTTGGCGATCTCGGCGGTGCCGATCGAGGCGTCGATGATCTGCGCGGAGCCGATGGCGTTGGTGCCGATGAAGTCCTGACCGATCTTCACCTGCGTCCACGTGCCGGACACGAGCATGAAGCGGCGGAGCGCGGTGCCTCCGGAGCGGACTTCCCAGATTGCGCCCTCGGGCTTTCCATCGGCGTCGCCTGCGGTCGGGTCGACGGTTGAGACGGTGACCTTGCCGCTGGCGGTGGAGGCTGTCGCGGATGCGGCCTGCGCGGTGGTCTGTGCGTTGGCGGCGGTGGTGTTGACCTGGTTGGTCACCTGCTGCGTCGAGACGGCCTGCTCGGCGACCTCTTGAACCTTCTGGACGGCTGCGGCCGCGACGTCGTCTGGGTCGTATTCGCCGAGCCACAGGCGCTGCCCGCCGACGGTCAGCACTGCGCCGCGCTGGTCCTGTGCGGCCGGGGCGACGCGCTGGCAGGTCTGCCCGGTCTCGTCGCCTGCGAGCTTCACCTGGAAGGGGTCGAGGCTGGTCACGATGCCGGGGCTGAGGGGCAGCATCAGATGACCTCCTTGAGTGTCCATGTGGTGTCCGAGCCGAGCGCGGTGGAGATGCGCATGGAGCGGACTTCCCAGGTGGCGGTGAGCTTCGGGTGGTCGGGATGCTCTGTGGTGATGACCTGGCCGGGGGCCAGCGGCTGCCAGGCGCCGCGGATGGTGGCGGTACGTCCGCGACCGCGGGCCTGGAGGCCGATGCGGGCGGCGTGCTGGTTGGCGATCTCCTGCGTGGCGGCGTCACCGGAGCCGGTGGCGAGGATGCGGCGACGGCGGCGAGAGATGGACCAGTTGCTGGTCGGGTCGTCGTCGATCCAGCGCCCGACGAGGGGGTCGGCCGAAGCGGAGCCGGTGGTCGTGTAGTGGACGACGTTGGGCGCAGCCAGGTAGTCGCTGGAGGTCTCGACCCGGGGGACCATTCCGCCGTCGCCCGGCCCGAAGGCCATGGTGACGCCGCGCATCCTCGGATCCACCCATGGCGCGGAGGCGAGCACGCCGTCGAGGCGCGGTGCGAGTGGGGTGCTCCCGATCGCCTCTGCCAGCAGGTTGACTGCTTCGAGGGGGGCCATGGAGAGGCGCAGCTCGACCGGGTTGCGCAGGGTGAGGTCGAGATCAGGCAGAGAGATGGCGAGGTCCGGGGCGGAGCCGGCGATCAACTCGGCCATGGCAGTTGTGACCACGGTGCCGGCGGGTAGGACGCGGCCGAAGTCGAGCCCGTCGGCGGCCAGGGCGATGGTCTGGTCGATCAGGTCGAGGGTGAACCATTCGCCGAGCTCGTAGACCGGATCGTCCTTCGTCGGCGCCAGTAGCGGGAGCGTGTGTTCGCCGCCGGGGTAGCTGAACGTCAGCCGGACGGGCTGCCCGCCGAGGAGGTCTGGGACGGGGCCGATGCAGGGCAGGTTGGCGCCGATCGGAGACTGCTGCTCGATGTCCCAGGTGATGTCGCCGGGCATGTCTGCGTCGAGGGCGAGAGGTTCCGCGTCGCCGTTCGGGTGGATGATGTGCGCCGTCCACTGCTCGTCCCTGCGGGTCTTTGGCAGTGGCACGGTCACGGCAGCGCCTCCGCGAAGGTGAAGCTCACGGACTGCTGTGTGATGTCGCCTTCGTTGAGGACGGTGGCATCGAGGTAGCCCTCAAGCACGCGGCCGGAGGGATCACGCCAGATGACGGTGCCCGGGTACTCGGAGGCCTCGTCCCAGGCGGTGATCGGCTCATCTCCGAGGAGCTCATCGACGGTGAAGACGGAGCGGATCACCTTGGGCAGACGCCGGCCCCAGGTGATGCTGGGGGCGTCGTCGCCCACGTAGGTGCGCAGCGCCTTGGCGCGTCCACCCTCGACCTGGATGGTGGGGTCGTAGGCGCCGCGGAGCAGTCGGGAGTGGCTCTCGCCCCAGTTGATGTGCACGTCCTCGGAGTCGATGATCACCTGGACGGGGGTGGAGTCGGTCCAGCCTCCGGCGGCGGTGTAGGCCCGGGCGCGGTAGGTGGGGCGCCGCAGCGGGGGCAGGGGGTCCACGGCGGTCCAGGAGGGGTTGGTGTCGCCGATGCTGGCCCCGTCGCGCCACAGCTCCACGCGGGTGGTGGCGGGGGAGCCTGCGCCGGGGGTGACGGTGATCTGCACGGTGGCCGTGTCGGTGTCCCATGTGGCGGTCAGGGTGGGTGCGGCGGGGGAGGCGATGTCGACGGTGAAGGCGCGCGTGACGGGCGTGGAGGCCTGCCACTGGTCGCGGATGGTTACCCGGCCCGTGTAGCCGGTGTTGTCCGCTAGCCCGGTGAAGGTGGCGGCCCGCGTGCTGGCGTCGTGCTGCTGGGTGTCGATGACCTGCCCAGCGAGGAGCAGTTCGGCGACGGCGGACTCTTGCGCGGCGGCGGTCCAGGTGAGGGTCACCGTGTCTGTGGTGATGGTGGCCCCGGCGCCGGGTGCGGTGATGGTGAGGGTGGGGCGTGCACGGAGCGTGACGAGCGTCGACGGGGACCAGTCGGAGTAGACCCCTGCGGCTCCGGCGGTGCGGGCCTGGATCTCGATGGTCTGCCCGTTGGTGTAGCCGCTGGTGATGTTGCCGGTGGTGGCGGTGCCGAGGGTGATGGTGGTCCACGCTCCGGCGCCGGTGCGGTGCTGGATCTGCCCGAGGGTTTGCGCGGAGCCGTCGAGGGGGTTGTGGGTGATGGTCACCGGGATGGTGGCGGTGGCGTCGATGACGGTCAGCGGGGCGATGGTGGGCGGAGCGGGCTTCGTCAGCGCGGGCACGACGGCCGACAGCGCCCACGCGGACGACGGGGTGCCTGCCGGGGTGGAGCGGGTGACGCGGGCACGGTAGTAGTGCGGCACCGAGGTGGTGACGCCCTCATGCAGCCAGGATCGGGCGTCGCGGGTGAGGGTCGCGGCCGGGTACCACGTCGAGTTGTCGGTGGAGAACTCCAGCGCAACACCGTCGCCGATGCTGCTGGCCTCAGGGATCGTCACCAGGATCGACGTCGGTCCGGCCCACGCGGCCGTCAGGGACGGAAGCGGGGCGGGGGTGGTGGCGACCGGTCCGAGGATCGCGGGGGCGTCGGATTCGCCGGCGGCGTTGATCGCGATGACGACGGCCTCGATGAGGCGGTTAGCGCCGATGGTCCAGGTGTGGCTGGTGGCTGCGCCGGACAGGGCGATGGAGGTCCAGGCGGTGGTGCCGACGTCGCGCCAGTCGATCCGCTGCGACACGTAGGGCCGCTCCACGGTCGGGTTCCGGGTCCATGCCGCGGTGGCCTGATTGGTAGCGGCGTAGGCGAGGCTGCCGCCGCTGGGGGTGTTCGGCACCAGCAGTGTCGCGGCGAGGGCTTCCTCGGGCTTGCTGGACGATTCCCCAGCCGGGGACACGGTGACCACCTGGTAGCGGTAGGCGGACTGCGGCGCCGACGTGGTGTCGGTGTAGCTGGTGTCGGTGCCGGGGAGGGTGGCGATCAGGACCGGCTGGCCGAGGGTGCCGGTGGCGCGGTAGATGCGGATCTGCTGCCACGGGCCCTGCGCGGTGCCTGTGCCGGACCAGGTCAGGTGGCTGGTGCCGTCGGGGTCGCGGTCGCCCGCCAGGCCGGTGACCGCCGGGGGCAGCTCCCACCATGCGTCCACGGAGCGGGTGGCGGACGGCTCGCTGAGTCCTGCAGGCCCGGTGGCCTGCAGGTAGAACTCGTACTCGAGCAGTCCGTCCAGTCCGGCGACGGCCATGGTGGTCTGGGCGCCGTCGACGGTGCGGTTGTACTGCTTCCAGACGCCGGTGCCGATGACGCGGCCGTAGACGTAAGTGGCCGAGGTGGTCGCGGGGGCGTTGTTGTTCTGCGCGAGGACGATGCTGGCCCCGTCCGGGCCGGTGCGCGTCACCGAGGTGAATGTCGGCTCGGGGGTCGTCATGGCGTCGACGTCGAGGACGTTGCTGTAGCCGGACCAGCCCAGCGGACCGTTCGCGCGCAGAGCCATCTCGTAGGCGACGCCCGGGTTGAACGCGCCGCCCAGCCCTGTGTATTGCACGTAGGACTGGCTGCTGATCGCGGGGTAGCCCAGCTGGTTGACCTGTGTCCAGGTGCCGGTGACGCCCTTCTTGCGCATCACGACCTGGATGGCGGTGTAGGTGCCGGAGGTGGTGGCGTTGTTGGACCACGTGAAGCCGATGGCGCCGTCGGGGCGGCGGGTCATTGTCAGCAGTGTGGGGGCGTTCGTCGCGTCAGCCATGCACGCCCTCCGTCTGGTAGTGGCGACGGGTCGCGTCGCGGGTCTGGTCGAGGAGGGTCCGCATCGCTTCGCGGCCCTCCATGTTGTAGATGTAGGTGACGGTGCTGGTGGCCGGTGCGGCGGCGGGCGTGGCCGGGGTGGGCCGGTAGCCGGGCACGTCGACAGAGCCGTTCGCGCGGGCCACGAGGGCGTAGCCGAAGCGGTCGGCGATCTCGCGGAGGATGGCAGTGGAGCGGGGACGCTTCGACTTCGCCAGGGGGATGTAGCCCTCGCCTTCGGTCTCATCCTCGGCCCACACCCGCCACGTTCCGGCGGGGGCGATCTGCGCTACGTGGTTCTCGCGGAGCCCACCAGAGCGGTAGAACTCGAGGACGGCTCCGTCGGCCAGCTCTGCGTCCAGACCGTTGCGGTTCATGGTGCGGGTGTAGATGTCGACGGTGGCGGAGCGGCCACGGGTGCGGGCAATGAACGCGTTCACGGCCCGGTCTGCCGGGCTCATGTCCGCATCGATGGCGAACTTCAGGTTGTACCGGGAGATGATCCCCTGCAGGGTCGTCTTGCCCGCCGCGAGCTCGGCCTGCGCAGAGGCCACGGCGGCCTCACCTGCGGTGCCCATGAGCGCGGCCCAGACGGCGGGAGCCTTGTCGAGCTCGCTGGCGAACTCGCCCGTGGCGGCCGCTGCGCCCTGCCCGAACGCTGCCTCCATGCGGGCCAGTTCTTCGGCGGACATGTTGACGGCGGCGGCGACGAGCGGTGCGCCTTCGGGGCCGAGGCGTGCCAGCTCGTCGAGGGTGCCCTGCGAGACCTTCCCTGCCAGGATGGTCATGTTCGCTTCCCAGGACCTCTGGGCTTCGACCTGCTTCTCCAGTTCGGCGAGGTAGTCCTCAACGGCGACGGTGTGCCCGTCGTAGAAGTCTTTCCAGGAGTCGCCGGCGTCCGTGCTCGACTCGGCGGCGGCCTCGGCCACCTCGCGGTTCTTCGCGATCACCGCATCCCACGCGCCCGTGGGGCCCACGAAGGCGGCATCGGCGTCGGCCCAAGCGCTCAGCTTCTCGGCGAGCGCCTCGGCTTCCTCGGCGGCGATCTGGGACTCTTCGGTCATGGTGCCGATGGAGGTGGCGCCCCGTTCCGCGGCCTCAGCCACGGACAGGATGCCCTCCTCGGTGAGGACGAGCCCGTCGGGCAGGTCCCCGGCCATGATGCGGGCCACGTCCTCCGGTGCGGTCGAGTAGGTGATCCACTCGTTGGAGGCGTCGCGGAGGACGGAGCGCACCGTCTCGGCGTAGGCGGGGAACCGGTCGATGATGTCCTGGGTGGACATGCCCTGTTCGCGCATCTGGTCGGCCAGGAGGGTGAACGACTCCTGCGCCTCGGCGGTGTCCATGTTCGCCAGCGACTGGTCGATCAGGTCGAACTGCTTCGCGACCTCGCGGTAGATGCCGGTGGACTTCGGGATCCCGCTGTTCAGGATTTCGAGGGCGGAGGCGAGGTCGTTCACGTCGCCGGCGGCGGACTCCCACAGCCCGGTGCCGTCGGCACGCTTGAAGATTTCGTCGAGGTTCCCGAGGCCGCCGGCCTCCATGGCGCCCTTGACGCCGTCGAAGTCCTCGGCGGTGGCGCGCAGCGAGTTGCGGAGCTGGCCGAGGAAGACGAGGATGCCGCCCGCGATGGCGACGGAGCCGAGGGTCTTCAGGGTCGACGACCAGCGGCCGGTGGCCTTGCTGGCCCCGTCGATACCGTCGGCGGTCTTGCGGCTGGCGTCGTCCAGCTTGCTGAGAGCGGTGCGGAACTCGGATACGGCGGTGACCACCTTCATGGTGACCCCGAGCCCAGCGGCGGCTACACCGATGGCGCCGACGCCGATGGCGACGGCCTGCAGCATCGCCGGGTTCTCGGCGGCCACCCGCAGCAGGTCGGTGATGACCTGCACGAGGTCTCGCAGCGGGCCGGTGTTGGCCTCGCCTGCTGCGATCCCCACTTCGCCGAGGACGCCCCACAGCTTCTGCAGGTCGCCGTTCAGCGAGTTGAGCCGCTCGGAGGCGACTTCGGCGGCGTATCCCTGCTCGTCGACGGCCGCAACCCAGCTGTCGATGCCGTCGGCGCCCTGCTCGTAGAGCACGTTGGCGGCGCGGATCGCGTCGCTACCGAAGATGGTGGCCAGTGCCGCATCGCGGGTCTTCTGATCAAGCCCGCTCATCTTGTCCTGGAGCTGCTGCGCGAGCGACGAGACTCCAACGAAGTTGCCCTGGGCGTCGTATGCGGCGATCCCGAGGCGCTCCATTTCGTCGGCAGCCTCACCCGACGGGTTCGCCAGTCGGAGCAGCATGTTCCGGAAGCTGGTACCAGCATCGGAGCCCATGAGCCCCGCGGATGCGAAGGCGGCAAGAGAGCCGACCGTCTCATCGATCCCGAGTCCGAACTGGCTCGCGACGAGGCCGGACTGGGAGAGTGCCTGGGTGAGGTCGGAGACGTCACCTTGAGCCTTGCCCGCCCCAGCCGCGAGAAGGTCCGCGATCCTGGGCACGTCGCGGCCAGACAGCTTGAACTGGGTCATGGCGCTCGAGGCGGCCTCAGCGGCGGCGGCTACGTCCATCTGCCCGGCCGCGGCCAGGGCGAGGGAGCCGGCCATCGCGCCACCCATGACGTCATCCACAGAGACGCCTGCCTTGAGGAGCGCCTCGATGCCGCCGGCGGCCTGCACCGCTGAGTAGCCGGCGCCGTCGATGTCGGTGGCGGACGCCCGGGCTGCGGAGGACAGGCTCTCCATCGCGGCGCGCGCCTCGGGCCCGGTGGAGGCCACCTGCGCCATGGCGGCCTCGAAGCTGGCGGCCTTCGCTGTGGGCAGAGCCAGCCCGAACGCGGCCGCTGCGGTGCCGGCGCCGAGCATCCCGGTGGAGACGGTCTTCCACGACTCCGACTGGGAGAGGGCCTTCTCTTGCAGCTGGTCGGTGGACTTCGACGCCTTCTCCTGCGACGCGGCCAGCTTGCCGGTGGCGCCCTCGGCCTTCTCCATCCCGGCCACGTAGGGCCCGACGTTGGCGCGGACCTCGGTTTCCACGACGCGCTTCACCACGGTGGCCTCCTAGTGGTCGTGGGCGGGCGGGGTGGGGCGGCGCCGAACCGAGTAGCGGCGATGGCCGGACGGGAGGCGGCGGCCGAGTTGCTTGGCGCGCTGCTCGTCGCGGGCGTGGAGCTTCTCGGACTCGATTTCGACCTCTTTGCAGGCGCTGCAGTAGCGCACGTCCACGACGTAGCGCGACGCTTCGCCCTTGGCGAGTTTGGCTGTGGTTTCGGTGAGGGGCTGCCCGCAGCCGGGGCACAGGTCGGCCTCGAAGTCGTCGAGCGCCCGCCAGATCTCGCGTTCCCAGCCGTCGAACCGTTCCCCATCAGGGGCGGGGAGGGCCAGGAACTCACGGAGGGTGACGCCGAGGCTGCGGCAGATCCGAAGATCGGCGCGCAGCGTCGGGTCAGCGTTGACGACCTGGCGGGCTAGTTGAAATCCGGTGTGACCGCCACGGCGCGCAGTCCGCGACGTGCCGTCTCGATCTGCTCGGTGGTGGCGGCGTTGAGGACGGCGGCGTAGGCGTCGCGGTCCAGCTCGGGGATCAGCTGCCCGTCGAGGGTTTCGGTGCGCTGCCAGCCTGCCAGCAGGACCACACGGTCCAGGTCGACCTGGAACACGCGCTCCTGCGGGCTCAGCTTCGTGACGGTCTCCGCCTCCTCCTTGGCAGTGGGCGGCGACACGACGAACGCGACGCTGTGGGCGTCGCGTTCCGCGTTGGCGGCGTCGAGGGCCCGCTGCGCCGTCTCGACGGGGGAGACGTGGCCCATCTTGCGGCGGGTGGTGGTCTCGGTCTCCTCGGCCTGGGCTTTGGCGATGGTGTCCTGCGCGAGTGCCCGCTTCGCCTCGGCGACCGCCGTGTGCAGCGACGGCTTGAGGCACACGCGGTGCCGGTACTCGGGCCGATCATCGCTCATCGCGTCGACCAGGGCGAGGTAGTTCGGGGTGGCTGGGGAGTCGGTCATGCTGGGGCGTCCTTCCAGGTTGGCGCAGGCCCCCCGAGGGAAGGACGGCCCGGGAGGGCCTGCGCCGGATCAGTGGGTGTGTCAGGCGGCGACGGCTACGTCGTCAGCCCACTTGCCGCCGTAGATGACCTCGCAGCGGTTGCGGAACATTTCGCCGTCGGTGTCTCCGACATCAACACGGGCCACATAGCCCAGCGATGCCTGGCGCACGTCGACCTTCTGCGCGGCGGCGAAGTCGTCGTCGGGCTCCACGTCACGGCGGTGCACGAGGAACCCGGTGGCGCCCTCCACGAGCGTGGTCTCGTAGTCGTAGTCGGTGCCGACGGCGGTGCCCTGCGGGTCGGTGTCCCACTCGAGCGCCGGCGGGGCGAACGACACGCGGCCGAAGGACTGCACCGAGGCGGCATAGCCGTACTTGCGGCGCTCCACCTTCGCCTGCGTGGCCCCGTCGCCGAAGCCGTAGACGGCGTTGGTGATGTTGATGCCTGCGTTGAGCTCGGCGACGGTGGGGGCGTTGACGTTCGCGATGGCGGGCACCCACCAGAGGCCGACGCGGCCAGCGGTGGGGCGGCCTGCCGGATCGAACACGGTCTGGGGCATGTCAGCCCTCCTTCTTGGTGGTGGTGGTCTTGGCGGGCTCGGTGACGGTCACCGAATGCACGGCTGGGGCTGCGGCCTTGGGTGGGAGTGCGTAGCCGCGGGCGTCCACGGCGGGCTCCTTGAGCTCGGTGAGGTGGCCGGGGTCCTTGGCGAGCGCTGCGGCGGTGACGGAGTACTCTCCGCCGGTGCGCGAGTCACGCACCCGGATGAACTTGGCGGGCATGGCAGGTCCTCTCAGAGGGGTAGGCGGCTGGTGTAGGTGAGGGTCATGGAGAGGCGGCGGTCGCCCGGGGGGCCGCCGTCGAGGGCGGGGGAGGCGACCTGTTCCCGTAGCGGGGTGTGGTCGGGGTGGAGCCGGCGGCCGGTGAGGGCTTGGCGGACGTCGGCCACGAGGTCCCGGAGGCCGCCCTGGGTGCGGGCGACGCACACGGCCCTGAGCCCGGCGGTCTGCCAGTGGGGCACGGTGCCGACGCGGTGGGGGACGGCGAGGCCGGAGTCGCCGTAGAGGGCGACGTACAGTCCGGCGGGGGTGGTGGCCGGGTCGCCGTCGTGGGCGTCGATTGAGGCGGCCAGGAGCGCGGCCTGGGCGGCCGGAACGAGATCCACGGATGCTCCTACAGGGTGGTGTCGGCGATCTGCTCCATCGCCTGGTTGAAGGCGGGCTCGTGGGCGTCGGTGGCGGGGCCCATGTACGGCTGAGGCCTCATGCGATGCGTTCCCGCCTCGACATAGAGGCCGTAGTTCGCCGAGGCTCCGACGCGGCCGATGGCGACGGAGCCGTTGCCGAGCATCTCAGAGCCGACGGAGTTCCTGAGGTAGCCGGTGTCGACGGGGGCCAGCTCCTTGGCTGTTCCCTCAATGTCGTGGACGGTCTTGGCGACCGCGGCGCGGGCCAGCGGCAGAGCAGCTTTCCCAGCCTTCCCGAGGTCCGCGGCGAGGCGGCGGGTGGCGTCGATGCCTTCGATACCCACGGCTCAGCCCAGGTTGTCGAGGCAGATCGCGTGGCGTTCGATGCGCAGCGATCCGCCTTGCACGTCCACCACGGATAGGTAGCGGCCGTCCAGGAGCGGATCCCCGGAGTCGACAACCTTGATGCGGTTCCCGAGGGTGACGGTGGCGTCCTGGGGGAGGGCGACGAGGTAGCGGCGGGTCGTGACGTCCTGCTCCCCGGATGCCTGTTCCTGCTCGGTCAGGAGCCGCTGGATGCGGGCTGTGGGCGATGAGAGGAGGGTGCCGTGGTTGCGGGCCTCGGTCTTCGTGGCTGGGCTGAAGGACCACTCCGGCGTGCCGTCGGCGGGGCCTGACCAGATCTCCACTGCGGCGGTGCGGGACCCGGCCAGCGCGTTACCGTGGCGGACCTGCCAGCCGGGCGGGATCAGCGCGTCGAGGGCCTGGCGGGGCTGGTAGGCGGCGACGTTCACCATGACGGCTCCGTCAGCTCCGGGGCTGCTGCCTGGCCGTAGGGGTATTCGACGACCTCGAAGACGCCGGCGCCGGTGGTGTCGGCCTCGTCCTGGTCGGCCTGTGCCCGTAGCTGCTTGGCCTGCGCCCGCAACTCGGCAGCCACGGCCGGGCCGTCGGTCTGCAGGTCCTGCGAGGTGATCTTCTTCGACAGCCTGGCCTCAGAGCCTGCGATCATCAGCAGCGCCTGAGCCGCGGCCTTCAGCACGGAGCCACTGTTGAGGTTCAGGAAGGTGGCCAACTCCAGGTCTGAGAACACGTTCGCGTTGGTGTCGTCGATGAGGAGCCGCACCTGACCTACGGGGGTCTGCGGATCGTAAATCGCCGAGAACTCACTCATCGACAGCACCTCTCAACCAGGGGATGGGGGGTGCGGGCAGCCCGGGGGAGGGCTGCCCGCACCGGATCAGGAGCCGGCCGACGCGTAGGTGAACTGCGGATCGATCGCAGCACCGCCGGTCACGTGACGCACCCGGTACTGGATGTCGTCGATCTCGAAGGAACCGTCCTCCGGGGCGATGGCGCCGCCACCGACACGGGTTCCGGTGTCCGCCTTCACGCGGATCTCGGGGGTCTCGTGCCCGCGCAGCTTCGCCAGGTACACCGCCGGGCGGGGCCCGCTGGGATCGGGGAGCAGGAACCAGGTGGTTCCCGCCTTCGCGCCGAGGTTGACGACCTCGAGCGCCGGGTCCTCCACGTGGGTGACGTTGCCCGCCACGTAGTTGTCGGTGATGGCCTCGACGGCGCCGACGGTGGTCCGCAGCTCCTTCGTGGCGAGGATCCGCTGAGCCGTGGTCGTCAGGGACGGGCCGGTGACGAGCAGCAGCTTCGGGGCGGCCACGACACGGCCGTTGACCTTCCGGGCCCGGACGGCCTGGATCGCGGCGTCCAGGTTCGCCAAGGTCAGCGGCAGCGCGGTCGGCGTGTTGCCGTTGCCTGCCTTGAAGAAGTCGGTGTTGATGCCGGCGGCGTTGACCAGGTTCGACGCGGCCACGATGGCCTCGGTTTCGGCAGCCGCGGTGGAGAACCACTGCGGGATGTCACCGAGCTCGTCGATGGCCTCGTCGTTGATCCACGCCTCCCAGGAGATGGCGTAGCGGTTGCCGAACTTCCCGACGCGGATGGTGTTGTCCTCGCTCTTGATGCCCTCCTTGACGGGGTACTCGGTGAGCTCGGGCACTCGGTCGAGGCCGAAGGTGTTGCGGCCGACGGAGCGCAGATGCTTGGGCTTGAAGTCGCGGACCGTGGTGACGGCCGTGTACTTGCGCCACTCGGAGGGCTTCTCCTCGTACTGGGCGACCATCTCCTGGTCGATCGCGGCGAACGCGGCCAGGGTGAAGTCGGACGTGGAGAACGCCTCCTGCACGTCCAGGGCGGCGCGGCGGGACCCCTTGAGGGCCTTGTCGAGGAGGGTTGCGGCCTCCTTGATGGCGGTGCCGGTGACGCGGCCTCGCGGGTTGGAGCCGAAGCCGTTGAAGCCGTCGGCGACGGCGGCTTCGATGGCCTCGCCGGAGGTGATCTGGACCTCGTTGCCGGAGGCCGTGGTGAGGGTGTCGCTCATGGTGAGACTCGCTTTCAGTTCGCCAGGCGAACGGTCAGGGGGCCGGAGGGGGCGGCCTTGGTGGTCAGTGCGTGGCCGAACAGGTAGTTGCCCGACGCGGTGGCCGTGAGCGCGGAGCCGTCGGCGAGGATGTAGACCGGGTCGCCCACGTTGGTGATGGCGAACGCGACGGTGAACTCGTAGGCGCCGGTCAGGGCGACCGAGGCGTAGCCGTCTGGGTTGTTGCCCTCGGGGGCGGCGGTCGTGGAGCGCTTCGTGAGGCACACGCCGTTGAGGCCGGTGGCGCCGCCGATGCGCACGGGGTCGCCGGAGACCTTCCCGGCGATGACGGGCAGGGAGAGACGGTTGGCGTCGTGGAACTTGGCATTCAGGGCCATGTCAGGCCTCCTTCACAGGGTTGATGGTGCGTCCCCACGGGTTCGTGTAGGACTCGGTGACGGGCTCGGGGGCTGCGCCGAAGCCGAGACGGCGCGGGGACTCGACCTTGCCGAGCACCGGGGCGAGGGAGGCCACGTAGTCGCGCTCCTTGGCGATCGCGGCCTCGATGACGGTTGCGGGGGCCGCGGGGACCTCGGCGGACTCGTCGAGGTTGAGGGCGTCAGCGACGCGGTCGCGGGCCGGGGTGGGCAGGTTCGACGCGGCGAGCGCGGCGACCACCTGCGTCTGGTAGGCCTCGCGGGCAACCTTGCGAGCGTCAGCCTCGGCGGCCTCGGCCCGCTGGATGGCCGAGTCGCGCTCGCCCTCCAGTGCGGTCACCCGGTCAGCTGCGGCGGTCAGTTCGGCGTACTTCGCCTCCGTGATCTCCATGTGCTTCTCCTTGGTGGTGTGAGCCGGGGCGGATTCCCCGACTGGCCCCGCCGAGGTGACGGGGTTGGCTTCTTGGGTGGACTCGTCGACGATGACGATCGAGTCGGCCTCGCGGGCGACCAGCTCGGCTGGCGCCGCGGCGCGGGCGGACTCGATCAACTCGAACACGCGGCCGCCGGCGCCGGCCTCGGTGACGAGGTCCACGGACATGCCCTCGACGAAGCGGCTGACGATGAGCCCAGATCGGCCGTTGACCTCGCCGGGCATGGCCTCGGCGGTGGCGCGGATCGACATGTCCAGGTCTCCACCGCTGGCCAGCGATGCGACGAGCTGGGCCATGTGGGGGAGGACTGTGAACTTGCCCCATGCCCCGTCGGCTTCGCGGGTCACGTCGGTGACGGATCCCACACGGTCACGCAGGGAGCGCTCTGGCCGCTCGGTTTCGTCGGTGCGGGTGGGGTGATCGAGGTACACCTTCGCGCCCTCGAATGCCGCAGGGGCGGAGTCCAAGGCCTGCGAGGTGTAGTAGCCCGAGCTGCCCCACCTGGGGCCCTCGATGATGCGAACGCGGTAGCTGGGGCTGGGGCCGGCGTTTGCCTCCGCGATGATCCGGGCCTCGCTGGTGGCGCGCTCCGTTAGGACCTTCGGCATGTCGCCTCCTTGGGCGTAGGGTGAGCGGGTGAGCGACTGCGTGGAGCACGTCTGGGAGCTGCGCGAGATCGCGTTGTCGATGGGCGGATCCCTGGAGGTCCGGGTCTGCATCCGGTGCGGGGCGATGGCAGCCGACAGGCCACCGGGACACAGGGACTAGGCCAGCGCGGCGTACGCGGCCCGTGCGGCCTTGGCCAACTCGGGCAGGTCTGGCCGGAGCGCCACGTCAATCAGTGCAGCTGCCACGCTCGGCGGCATCCCCGTATCGGACACCAGCATGCCTGCGCGTGCGTCGGCCAGCGCAGCCTCGAACGCGTCCCGCGTGGGGATGCTCGGCGTGGGATCCAGCAGATTCACGGGGCCAGCCCTTCTAGCTTGCTCGCTGCTTCGATCATCTCGCTGTAGATGGCCTTGGACAACTCGCTCGCCTTGTCGCCGTTGGTCATCACGTCGGCGAATGCCTCGGCCACGGTCTCGACGCGGAGCGTCTGGCCATAGCGCGAGATGTTCGCGGTCCGCCAGGCGATAGCCTCGGGCGACTTGGGCTTGGTGATGCCGGCCTTCGCCATGAGGTCGCGCGCCAGCTTGAGGTCTGGGCTCTGTTTGTTCACCTGGGCTAGAAGCGGGCGCTTCTGACCCATGCCACCGGCGTAGTCGACCAGGTGTCCGAACTCATGCGTTGCGATGTACTCAGTGAGCGTCTTCCCACTGTTGGGCGAGGCGGACAACCAGCGAGCCTCGGCCAACTCCTTGAGCTTCCGCACGTCAATTTCGGCGGTGCGGGGTGTCGCGGTCGGGTCGATCGTGATCTCGAAGTTGCCATACGTGGTCAGCTTGGTGGTGCGGTTGTATATCGGCTTGACCGAAGCTTGGGCTGCGGCCTTCCCGCGGATGCTCGCCACTCGAACATTGGTGTCGATATACGGGTGGTCGGTGAGCAGTCGATCCAGCGTCCGGGCAACCTCGCGGGCTTGATAGTCGGTCAGGCGGTCGAAGCCACTGACCACACCACGGGCGCCCAGCGTGCGCTGCAGGGCCGCGCCCGCCTCGCGTGCCGTAGCCGTCGCCCAGTTGATCGACGCGGCCGCCACGGGCGTCCCTGCGGCCACCGGCCCCACGACGAACGAATCCCGCCACCCGGTGGTGGAGCGGCGCACTGCCCACGACTCAGGCGGGTAGGTGCCGTTCTTCCAGGCCTGGTACCGCTTCGGCCCGAGGACTGCGCGCTGCACCTTCTCCGGCTGCTTGGCCAGCCACTCCGGGCCGGTGGGGGCCGTGCGCGGGGGGTGCGGGATGTCGAAGCCCAGCTCCTTCCAGGAGCGCGTCACGGGCGTCCGCGCACAGCGGCAACTCTGATGCCCCATAGGTCCGGGCTCGTCGAGGGGGAACACCTGCCCGTGCATCCCGAGGCAAGCGGGGCACGTGCGGGCGCTGAGAGCGGCGGTCCAGCGCCACCCGGCCAGGACGTTGGCGTTGAGCATCTGCGAGCGTTGAGCCGCGTCCCTGTGC